GTGGCATCTGGGGCTTCAAATTTAGGATTTATGTAAGTTTGTATGTTAGCAATAGAAGTAAAGAGATAATCTTTGTCAGTACGCAAGGAAATACCATCATCACCAGGTGTGATAGTATACCGCGTATTTTCATTATCACCTCTGTTACCGAGATCATCCAATGCCAAAATACGAACGGGAGGAACAACACCGTTATAAGACGTAGCCATTGCATTGCTTCCGTAATGAGGGATACTCAGCTTGGATACGAATAGATCGGTGAAACTTTTTGAAACAAGACATCGAATAGCGGGGTTAACAGTCTCGTTGCTGGCATTGCGAGTTATACACTTGACATAGAAAGTCCCAAATATTCTCATAGGGTCCAGAAGGACAGTACGAGCCATAAAAGGAATAGCCAAATCAACTGTGGACTTCTCAGCAAGATCAACAACGGTCTGATAACAAGTTTGTTGGGTCGAGGGGTCGGAAATGATAGAATCGTCAACAACATCATCAGAGTAAAGGAAGCCAATCTCAACAACACCATTGTGAAGTGGTGTTTTAGTGAAATCCAGGTGCAAGTTGAACGTTGAACAACGAGCAAGCACAAACATCGAAGCAATAAACTCTCCAGGCGTAAATGGACGCGAGAAAGTGTAGTTGTCGTTTGCAGTGCTAGTCGGTTGAGGAACGATACTAAGTGGCATCTTAAATAAGACATCACCAGGAACATTGGTGTCGCGAAAAGAAAAAGCTGAAATGATAGCTTCTCTTTCCCCGACATACGCAACACTCATGGGATCCGAATTTTCGATAACACCCATAGCATCTAGGTTTTCCACAGTGTGAGCTTGATTACCCAAGTAATAACTAGTGTCATTACCATGGGTTACTCCCATACCAGGAATAGGTTGCTGTACGATCCTCTGTACAGTAGCCAAATCATGGGGTTTACTTAAACCAAAGAGTGAGAATATGCCTCCAGCTAAGGACGCAATGTCTCCAACACCAGCCGCTATCTCCCCAATACCTGGTATAGCAGTTAAACTCTTTGCAACATTTGATGTTGAAGAGAGAATCCCTGAAACTACGCCAGTTTTAGCTTGTGCGGCTGCATCGTTTCCCTGGTAATTAGCAAAAGGTGGTAATTTTTGAGTGAATGGAGTTGGGCCAAATGGATGCGGGTCTTTAAAAGCAGCGTAAATTGTAAAATCCAAATATTGAGCGCCACTGAAGAAAGGTGATTGCAAGTTCATGAGACTCAGACGCAAGTTTTTAGCAGCTGAATCAACCAAAAGTGAGTCGGGAAAAGTCAAGTCCAAGATATCCAATGATTCAAAGGGAAAAGCCCAAGGAATCGTAATTTCAGCACTAGTTGATCGATTGATATCGACAACGGTAGCGCCGGGGTACGCAGAAATACAGGTAACTCCTTCTTGACGCCAATCCAGAGATGGGAACATACTCCAGGCCAATAAAAATTTTCCGTCAACAGTGGGATTTGCATTCCACTTTAACTTGACCTCAATTTCCTTGTACCTAAAATATTTGAGATACACAAGCCTTTGACGAATCAAAGGTGCGTTGAGCAGCTCAACCAGGATTGGAATGTCAAAGACTGTAAACGTCTGAGCAGTATTGTCTGTAAACAACATTTCGGAAGTCGTCGCTTGAAACTGATAGGTGCCAAGGTGGACTCCACGAGATAGTTCTTTAGTCAACTCATGATCAGTGTCGCCAGTTGGAGCATCAAATTTTGTGGGCATTATAATTGCTACGGGGGCTTCAGTAGCCTCCTCGTAGTGAGTAGTATCGTCAATCGTAAAGGAAGTTGTGGGTTCGATAGAAGTTTGATTTGAAGCAAGTCGGATTGTCGCCTGTAGGTTTTGACTCATTAAGCTACAGGAGGGGAAAAGAGCGATATTTCTGGGGCTGCCAGAGATCCATCGCGCTCTAAATAGAGCAGATCGTTACCGGAGATAGGACTAAAAGGTTCTTTTACTTTTCCCAAGCATTGTGAACCATCTGCCATCACATCTCCAGCCTGTTGTTTAGGGTATTCAATTTGTTCGATGAGGGTGCGTAGAACGTGACCTCGATCCAGCTTATAAACGCCAATACCTAATTCGTTCAAAGCATAAGCATAATCGTCCGTATGTTTGTATTCCAATTCATCATGCAAAGCTAACTCTCGACACATAATGTGAAAGTTGTCTTTCATCTGTAATTCCGGGTTTGCTCGTTTGTTCATCCAATCCATCATGTTGAAAATAACGTCAATTCGAAGCGGGGCGACATATCGTTTAAGCACATCACACTTACGGAAACTTCGTTTTAGAAATTCCACGTCGGCTAAGTTCTTAAACTCCATGACACCATCCGTCTTCTGTTCATCCGTGTAAATAAATCCCCACTCAGCGAAACACTTCTTGATATTCTCAGGATTAAACGCAGCAGGTGCATCCGGTGAGACGCCATAAATGTTGTCATCACCAAAAGTGCCAAGTTTAACCATGTATCTAAAAAGAGATAGAGTTCCGCCAAGGGCCACCCAAGCCATCCTGAAAAGAATCCGATTAACAAAACAGTTTATCAACGTTGTGAGTATATTACCAGAAGTCTGGGAATGTGTCCACATGTAAACAAACCATTTCAGAACATGGACAGAACTACATATCTCCGAAAAGAGTATAGATCGTACCAGTTGTTCTTTCTCGAAATCCTCTCTAGATTGTCCAGGTCGTTGATGGTAAAACATGTTAATTAATTTACCAATCCAAATCAATATGGGTCGTGATAAGGTTCCGTCGAAGTTTGAAAAATCACCTGCGCCAATTCGAAGTATCCATGTCAAAAATTTTGCCAGTAAATTCCAATCATTGGAGTATGGATTGATACCCATACAACATTCGTTGTAGATTTTCTTTTCCATTGTCCGGAACAATATGCCACCAAAGTACATCCTACACACCAAAGTAAAGGATAGTGCGCTGATGGCGAAAGCTCTTGTTTTACCTTCATCAACCTTTGCGTTGGGCCGAGTCTCATCCTTAAGGCAATCCATATTAATATTAGGGGTACGTTTGCCTTTTTCCGCACGCCTAATACGTCGGGCCACTTCTGCTTTGACGTCGTCACGGATAAATTTATCCTCTCCTTCGCCAAGATACTCCGTCTTACCTTTCTTCTTGCGCGATAAAACTAAGGGATAACCCGGAGAGGTTTTCCTGTTTAGCGGGCCAAAATACTCAGACACTTCGGGAGCACCAAAAGCAGCCTGTTCAATTGTAAAGACCTTATTAAAGCGTTCAGGAAGAACTCCATCCATATCCAAGATGTCATAACAAGCTTGTTCTATCAAACTTTCATCAATCTCGGGTGTGTTTAGAGCTGCTTTCTTCACAGACTTCAAGAGAATGTCTTCACCATTGAGGGATTTGAGATTCGCGGGTTTTTGGGTGGAGGGTCGCACCTTGTCTTTGAGGGGACTGGCAACGATAGATGTTTCTGTAGGAAGCATCGGTCGTTTACCAGTACCAACAGTAACAAAGTTTTCGTTGGGAATAAGGGCTGATAAATCAACTTCGCAGCTTTGACCACAAGGGTAATCTATCGTGTCCTTCAGATCTGGTACATCGCACGGTTTAATACGCAAACTGAACTGGTATTCAGTAGGGATTGACGTGAGAGCAACATCAATCATCCGTCTGTCTATTCTTTCAGAATAGCCAGTGGAGAATTCCTTTGAGTACCCGGCAATGTGCATACCTATCAATTTCTTGGCAACCCTTGGGTTCTCAAGAAGCAACAAGGATCCACAATCGCCTCCTACAGTCGGAGCATCATATTTAAAGAGATCATGATGCAAAACTACCTTACCTTCACTGTCCTCAACTCTAACGGGCGTCGAAGACACACTAGTCTTAACTGAGGTTATCTTCATCGCCGAAATCTTCTGAGTCATACGCCCAACCAATAAAGCTTTGGCTGAATCAGAATAGTTCATTGAATCAGAGTCACCTATGAGATTCATTATGTCTATCTTATCTGGCACAAGGCTTGGGAAAGCTACTAGCATCAATTCACTGATATTCCCGTTATGGTCCGTCATGTGAATTCTCTTGCAGTTCTCCCATTTCATGACATGATTGACACCATTCAGTCCACTTAACTCTATATACTCGTACATCTCCATGAATTTCTCGAGATGACGAGGTACTAACATTATTCTACCTTTAATAAAAAGACCACTAAGAATAGTTCCAGTGGAGACATCACTGGAATTATGTCTAGCACTAATAGTATATAAATTAGAAGCAAAAGAAGTGTGGATTTGGGTAACTAAACTAGGATCAGCGGCTTCAAAATTCGCGTTCAAATATGTGGTTCCAACATTGCATCGACTGCATAGATGGACATATTTGCCCTGCTCCTTCATTGGTCGCCGTTTGTGATTATGAGAGAACAAAGCCCCACACTTGATACAGGAGTGAGAGTGGGGGTACCTCTTGCCATCATCACGAATAGCAGCATGAGATTCATCTGTGTAAGGGTAAGCTGGATTGTAACGTGCTTGAAACGAAGTTGCCAATTGAACTAAGGGTCGGGTCACTACTATTGGTCCGTGGTAAGCACCACCACCTTGGACCAGTGGACGGACTCTAGCTAACGGATGTTCATAAGTTTGGAGAACAGTGTTAATTTCCTCCTCCTTTATGAGCTTAATTTTGTCGTAAAGTTGTTTCTGTCGAATAAGGCCAATAATACCAATTATAAAAAGGGGAATACCAAGTGTGAGAGATTGAGGTTTGACGTAATTAAATTTGAGCGAATTAGTGAGGAGTCGACACATTGGAGACGTGCCAAAATCTTCGGGGAGAAAAGCAGCTCCTTCTGTTGCTGCAACCATAAGGGCAGTATAAACTATGGGGGAAACATTAGCCAATAAAAATTTCGAAGCTTCCTCATCCTGATAAGCGTAATGCACATCACACGCGAGGCCAACCCAATCTATGGTATCCTTGGGAAAGATACCTGTAAAGATCTGATCTTCCGCATTCTTAATCTTCCTAACTTTAGTCTTAACTTTCTCTACTACAGCATTAACCACTTTCTTTGTCATAGTATTGGGTGCAACAACTTGATAAAGGGCAAAAGCTCCTATCAAAGATGCACCAACATACAACAAGGGGTGAGTAGTAATACTTTGCTTCGCTCGGAGTAAAGCCAATTGAAGCGTATCCAGATCACGTTCTTCCGGGAAGTTAACTTTGTTTCTCCAATCGCGTTCCACGCGTCTCCAATCAACATCCACGAGCTCCAGTCGTTTGACTATAATCATAGGTAGACCTTTTCCTTGAAGAGACATAGCCATCCTATCCATTTGCTCCATATCAGCTATAAGTGCCATTGTGTAAGTATCAAAATCGAGAGTACAACCAGCTAGGTGAGTAGCTACAAGCTTCAACTTCATTTCGTAAGTTGTGTCAGTGCGGGCTTGCAGTTTGGCTGGTGGCATAACAATCGATTCTAAATTCAAAACAGGTGGCTTATAATAGATCTTATCCTTCAACCTAATCATTTTGTCCCAAAGAGATTTGACCCGTCCACGGTCTGCTACAACAGTTGCAGGAGGATTATAAGCAGGATCTTCACCACGCCATAGTTTATCCCATAGAGTTTTTGTTTTGGGAAAAACATATTCCTCGATACAATCGTCCTCCACAAGAATTGGATCATCGGTAACTCCGTCAATTTCATTGCACGCTTCCAGAAAGTAACGTTCCGTTTCTTGAGCATAAGAAGCTGAAAACTTCATTTTCTCATCGTAACGATGCAAAACATACTTTATAAAATCGGCAGTTCCACTAAACTTTGTACCGTTGTCCGGATCGTTTCCCTTCAGAGATTCAGTGACTGTAAACTCATAGATGCTTTGATCAAACTTGGATTTGACCTTGGCGGTGTCTATGCGCTGTTGACCTTCCACTATCTTACAAAACTGTTCAGCAATCTTTACTTCCACATGCACTTCCAAACGACGATAAACGGCGTTTGGTTCATTCATACTCTTAATGTTAGGTTTGGCCATATTAGAACTAATGAGAATCGCGGTTGAGTCGAAGTATGTATTAGCTTTCGCATCAAGTGCAGCCATATGCAATGGATAACGCGCATTATTAGCAGCAGAAACAAGCTCCCAGTTGCCCGGATAAGGCTTCATGGTAGAATCTCTCTCCTGTGCAAAGTCGTCAAACACCACAATGGGTTCACCCTTGTAGCCATCCCAAAATTCATTGTTTGGCTGACGATAATACATATAATCGTAAGGGTTGCCGCCCCTAAATCCTATGTGTGCTGCCAGTGCTGATCCAATACGAGGTAAGAGTGTGGATTTCCCTGTTCCAGGAGGTCCATACAAATACACTACAAGTGGTTCTTTCCTTACAGCCTGAGAAAACACTCCCTTGTTGCAAACTCGTTCGTACTGAAATTTCAGTTGGTTCATACGCTTTGAGAAAAGAGTATAATCTTTAACGTCAATTTTTGCACTTTCGAGCATTCTGAGAATCGCCGCTCCTTCGTGATACACCTTAACTACTTTTTGACCATTGTTAATGTTTCTGGAACAACCCTCTAGGAAGGCAGGATCCATAACAGTATTATAGTCGAGATTAAACTTTCTCATATCCATACCGAGTTCAGCAAGCTTTCTATCGGTTGGAGAAACCCCAACAATCAAAATTGTAAGTTGCTCAACTGCTGCTTTGACTGCTGCACCAAGCACACCAACAAAATCAACTATACCTTTGAGATTCTTACCAAGAGTGCCCATAGACGCTATAAAACCAGAGATAGATTTGGTTTTTAAGCCAGAGATTCCAAGAATGGCACCCATAGCAAGTCCAATAAGAGTAAAAGCAGATTCCATATGAGTGAGTAGGAAATCCTTTATACCATCAGAATCAAACATCTGATAGTGCGCTTTGATTGAAAGCATAACATCTTTCAACCTGCCAACAGCAGCCATTACTACTGACTTCGTACAATGGCTTAAAATAAAATTAGAGAGATTCAATACAAAAGAGTGCACCTTATACTCATCTTTTGCAATTGCAATGTTGATCATTGCAGATGCAAAACCTGAGATACGTGATGCAACAGACTCCATTTTCGCGAACTTCACAACAGTTTCCTCGATTGTTTTAGCGATGGAAAGCAATTGATTCTGTGCTTCAGCAGAGACAGAAATATCAAAAATCTGATATTGAGCGGGCACAGAGTCGTAAACTTTCGGTTTAAACTGTCGCAAATATCGTCGAATAGACTTGCTCTGTTTGGATTTACGAGCCAAACAAAGAAAAGCTTCATCTTCGATACTGTTCTCAGATTCAAATTCCACAAATTTTGGTGGCTCTGATATGTTTTCAAGAGAGAAGACCATATCGTAACCTTGAGACGAATGTGAAGAAGTTTCTTCGGTAACATAATAATCCGTTTTTGAAGTAGTGCTAATAAAATTAACACAATTCGGTCCAGTAAGGGTGCTGTAGTCGTAAACCTCTACTGAAGGGTCAATCACTTTGACACATTCAGGTCCAATTTCGGTCATATCTCGTTGCAATAGTACTCCATTTTGAACTTTAAAGTAAGCTTCAAAGCCCTCCGTGCAGTTGTACATTAATGAGACACGTTCCATAAAACAAGCCGGGTTGCAAGTGTGGTAGAATTGCTGGAAAACCTTCATAAGCCGATCAATTTGGTATTCAGGATAATGGTCAATTGTATCAACCATATTCTGGTAATAGCCAAGGAAGATGTAGGCTTTACGTCGGAATTCGGGTTTAGCAGCGCTGGGAATACACTTACATTCGAAAGGGGGACAGTCGCAAGGTTCGTAATGCTCATCTAGCAGAGCCTTGAGCAAGTTCCGAGTAATAAACTCACCGTCTTCAAAGAAGCGCAGGTATTGTCTAAACTCAGTTCGAGCCCATTTGCTCATGCGTGCTAGACGAGCCGCCATTCCATAAACAATCTCGTCGGCCTCATATTCAAACTTGTGATATTTGAATGGGCATCCCTTCACATCTTCGCTTTCGCAATCGCAAGAGGAATCCCAATCTTCGAGAGGAGAGTTTTTGTAAGCACAAATCGTTATATCGTTAGTTGTGGCCATGATTGTTTTAGAAAGTTCCCGCTGGATTTCAGAGCCAGTCGCTCCCCAGGTATGCCCCTGGTGCGTCGTACGTATTTTCTACACATCCGAGTTCATAATCAGGTCCATAAAATTATGTGTTAGCCCCGCTTCAAGTCCGTTCTACATAGGCACCCCTCACGGGATGTTTATCCAGTGTCAACTAGCAAGATCCACGAGCACATAATTTTACTTATGCCTTTCTGAAACATCTTCAATGTCATACTAAAACGTATGGGTAGAGCTTGGCAAATACAAAGTACCATAGAACCAAGTTACTCTTTGTAAACAAAAACTTAAAACTAATAGAAAGTCTCAGATTCATGCCCCTAAGTCTAAATGCAACTAAAGACCACCGATGTGACTGAATCCTTACAAAGATTTCATTTTCTCGTGAAAGAAAATACGAACTAATCTGCTGTCGACAGAAAAATACGTGTTATCCTATAAAAATTTTGACTTAAAATGCATAAGGAAGAAGATATTAAAAGTAATAGTATTTTTGGGTTTTTGTTGTTTTATTATAAAAGAAATTAAATTAAAATCTATAAATAGACCACAGTATTTGTTCTTATTTGTGGCAAATCTAAAATTACTCTACTAAGTACTAAGTCGTAAAAGTGACTATAAAATAATTAAATTTAAAATAACCTAATCAATTTTGTTTGGTGTGTTTTGTTCACCCCCTCAAAGTTTTCCTACCG